AGGATCTCAATTAACAGGATCTATAGGAAGTTCAACTGTAGCATTAAATACACCTGTTAGTGTAACAGGATCTCAACTTACAATAAACATTGGAAATGAAACAGCTGTTGGAGACGCAAACGTACCAGTAACTGGATCTCAATTAACTACTACACTTGGTACTTTCTCTGTAACCGCAGATGGTAATGTTACTGTAGTGGTAACTGAGCATGATATGACCACGGCCACAGGATCAGTGACTGTAACTGGTGATGCAAATGTAGATGTCACTGGCATTTCAACAACTTTGGCTGTTGGAAATGAAACAATTGTTCTTAATACTCCAGTAGATGTAACAGGTATATCTGCTACTACAGCTATTGGCACAGCAGTATTGCTTCCAAGTGTAGAAGTTGATGTAACTGGTATTCAATTAACAACCGCAATTAATAGTCCTCTAATTACAGCATGGTCTAATTTAGACCCTGGTGTTTCAAATACTTGGACTGAAGTAAGTAAGGGAGTTTCTAACACTTGGACAGAGGTTGATATAGCAGCTTAGAAAGGATATAATACTCGCATGGCTTCAACATTTTCGACAGATCTTAAACTAGAACTAATGGCTACTGGTGAAAACGCTGGTACGTGGGGAACTAAAACAAATACAAATTTAAATTTAATTCAACAAGCAATTGCTGGATTTGAACAAGTAACTTTGTCATCGGGTGGAACTACTGCACTTGTAATGAGTAATGCATCTCTTTCAAATGCTAGAAACATGATAATAAAGTTTGCAACTATTACTGCTGGTTCAAGCACAGTTTGTACGATACCAGATAGTATAGAAAAATTTTATATATTTGATTGTAGACTAGTTACTAATCCAACAAACTTAACAATTAAAACAGCTAGTGGAACTGGTTTTTCTCCTGATGCACAAAAAATATATGCAGCTTATTCCGACGGTACAAATTTAAATGAAGTATCTTTGGATACTTTAGGTGGTACTATAGGAACTGCGCAAATTGCGGATGATGCAGTGACCAACGCCAAAGTTGCAAATGATGCTGTGAACACAGACCAACTTGTTAACGACGCTGTGACTAACGCAAAAGTTGCTGATGATGCTGTAAACACAGCTCAAATTGTAAATGATGCGGTGTCCGCTTCTAAACTTGCAAGAAAATTTACAATAAGCACATCTTCTCCATCTGGTGGTAATGATGGTGATATTTGGTTTAAATATTCAACATAGGAATTTAGATGGCAAATACTTATGGTAAAGTTTCAGGAACTTTCCAAGAAGCAGATGAAGTATACGCTAAAGTATCAGGCACTTGGCAAGAAGTAGATGAAGTATATGGTAAAGTTTCGGGAGATTGGAAATTAGTATTTGCAGCTTTTGAAGCAACTTCAATTCAAACATTAAGTTCTGGTTCAGGAACTTTTACAGTGCCACAAGGTGCTAATGCAATTCACATTCAAGCAAGTGTTGGTGGCGGTGGTGGAGCTGCAGGTGGAGTCAGTTATGATAAAGCAGGTGGTGAATCTGCAGGAGCAGGTGGAGGATCAGGAGCTTATGTATCAGATAAAGTGTTTACTGTTGCTGAAGGCGAAACAATTTCTTATACAATAGGTGGTGGTGGTGCAGCAGGAAATCAAACATCTAATTTTGGTCATCCTAAAACAGCCTCAGCTGGAACTAATACAACTCTTTCTGGATCTTCAACTGGATCTTTATTTACTTTAGGTGCTGGAGGTGGAGCAAGTGGTACAGGTGGTGGAGTACAAGGACCTTTAAGAACAAACACTGCAGGAACTGCTGGATCAGCAACTATAAACGGAAGTGCAATTACTTCAGGTAATTTTAGAGACAGTGATGGATCAACTAAAGCAGTTACAACTTTAACTTCAGGTCCAGTCGGAACATTTAACCAATCAGGTAATGGAGCTGTTGGTGGTAACAACGGAAACTGTAGTGGTGACAACTGTCAAATAGGTGGATCAACTGGTGGTGCATCTTATTCAGGTAATGTTGCAGGAGGTGCAGGATCACCTCAAGGTGGTTCAACAGGAGGAACTGCAGGAACTCGTGGTTCAGGTGGAGGTGGTGGAGGTGCTCAATACGGCACTGAAAGCGTTACAGGTCAGGGTGCTGTTGGCGGTAATGGTGAAGTTCAGTATAGATTTTTAAGAGTAAGTTAGTATAGTGCCTTATGGCAAATATATCTAAATGGTTTGGATATCCTATATATATAACTAAGTTAGAAAACTTTGAAGATATAAATAAAAAAATTGTACCTATAATATTGAGAGATATTACTCCAACCAATTCTCAATACTCACGGACCACGGATGTAAAACCAAAAGAACTACAATCTATTGACGATAACTTACACAAAGATAAAAGATTTAATAAATTGTACACTGAATTATCTAAAGTAATTCAAGGTTGCTTATCTGCACAAAAATATAATTTAGATTTGTTTGAAGTATATATTACAAAGTCTTGGGCTACCTTATCTAGCAAAGAACAATTTATTTCTTATCATAGACATATGAGCAGTCATTTTAGTTTTGTCTATTACCCACAGACTCACGAACAGGGTAATTTATTTTTACTTGATGATGATGCCCATAAAGTAGGATTAAATATTCCAAAAAGAGATCCATACTTTACGGAGTGGGATCAAAATAATTATGGTAAAGCTGAGTATCCTGCAGAGACAGGTAATGTAATTATATTTCCATCTATGATGTTTCATGAGACGGGAAAGAATACAAAAGATATACCAAGGCTATCAATATCAGGAGATATAATGTTGACCATGAAAGAGGGTATAAAATCAGAACATAACATACCTTCGCCGTCTACTTGGAAGAAACTATAAAATGGTGTAAAATACATTATGCCTTTAACAAATGTTCAGATAAGACCAGGATTGAATAAATCAGATACGCCATCAGGTGCTGAGGGTCAATGGATAGATAGTGATTTTGTTAGATTTAGATATGGTCAGCCAGAAAAGATTGGTGGCTTTGAAGCAATCGGACAGACTACAATCTCTGGTCCTGCTAGAGCGCAACATTGTTGGAATGATTTAGAGGGTAGAAAGTATGCTGCATTAGGAACCTCAAAAGCATTATACATTTATTATGAAGATGCTTTCTATGATATTACGCCTTTAGCAACAGCTATTACAGGAGCTACATTTACTTCAACAAATGGTTCAGCAACCGTAACTGTAAACAAAGCGTCTCATAATTTAATTGCAGGAACTTATATTACTTTATCATCTGTGACGGTTCCAGGTGCTACAACAACTTTAAATGGTGCAATTAATGATTCAGTTACTACAATAACTCTTACAGACGCTTCATCTTTTTCTACATCAGGATCAATAAGAATTGAAGATGAAATAATTACTTATTCTGGTAAATCTTCAAATGATTTAACTGGATGTACTAGAGGGACGAATGGAACAACTGCTGTAGCACATGCAGACACAACTGCAGTAAGACAATCAACGGTAACAAGATATAACACAACAGATTTTACTGATTTAGTTTTTGAAGTACTAACAGTTGCTACAAACTCATTTACAATTACAATGCCTACAACAGAAACAGGAACGGGGATGTCTAGTGCTGGTGGTGCTTCTATAAATCCTTATGAAGAAATAGGGCCTACAATTCAAACATATGGTTATGGTTGGGGTACAAGTACTTGGGGAACAGTTGGTTGGGGTAATCAAACTACATCAAGCCAAGTTGTTCTAGATCCTGGATCATGGTCATTAGATAATTTTGGACAAGTGTTAATTGCAACTATTAAAGATGGTAAAACATTTACGTGGAATGCTGGTGCTGCCAGTCCTTTACAAACAAGAGCAACAATAATGACTAATGCACCTACAGCATCGAGACTTACAATAGTATCTGACAGGGATAGACACGTAGTACATTTTGGTACTGAAACAACAATTTCAGACAGCACCACACAAGATCCAATGTTTATAAGATTTTCAAATCAAGAAGATTTTAACACTTATCTACCTACTTCAACAAATACCGCTGGTACTTTTAGATTAGATACAGGTAACAAAATTGTTGCTGCGGTATCTGGTAAAGATTACAATTTAATTTTGACTGACACTGCAGCATACGTCATGCAGTTTGTGGGTCCACCGTTTACATTTTCTATAAGACAAGTAGGTTCTAACTGTGGATGTATTGGACAGCACGCTGTGGTATATGCAGATGGTCAAGTATTTTGGATGGGAACAGGTGGAGGTTTTTTTAAATACGACGGTACAGTAAAACTACTACCATCTTTAGTTGAAGACTTTGTTTTTACTACAACTGGAGACAATATAGGTGTAAATTATTCATCTAACGAAATTATATATGCATCGCACAATTCTTTATTTAATGAAATAGTATGGTTTTATCCATCAGGAAAACCTCTAACAAATCCAGCTGTTCAAAATGATAGATCGGTAGTTTATAATTATGTTGAAAATACTTGGTCAATTATGACATTAGCAAGAAGCACTTATCACGATGCTTCTACATATGATCTACCTTATGCAACAGAATACGATTCAACTACAACTCCTACTTTTACAGGTTTAAGTGGAGCTACAAACACTTTTGGTGCAAGTAAATATTTTGCACAAGAGACTGGAACAAACGTTATAGATCTAAACGGTACTGAAACTCCTATTGCAGCGTTCATACAATCAGGAGATTTTGATTTACCTCAAGAAGGAGATGGTCAATTTTTAATGAGAATAAGTAGATTCCTTCCAGATTTTAAAAACTTACAAGGTAATGCAGTAATTACAATTAATTTAAAAGATTTTCCAATTGATGCAAATGCTTCTTCTTCATTGGGCCCTTTTACTATAAATTCAACTACACAAAAAATTGATACAAGAGCTAGAGGACGTTTAGCTAATTTAAAAATAGAAAACACTGCGAATGATGAAACTTGGAGATTTGGAACTTTTAGAGCAGATGTAAATGTAGATGGAAGAAGATAATGGCTAAAATAAATGTATATGTGCCTGAACCTCCTAAAGAATATACTGAAGAAGGGTTCAGACAAATTAACCAAGCTATAGCAACAGTAGAGAATCAATTAAATACATCTTATCAAACAGACTTGAAAAATGAACAAGATGCGTTTAATTACTTTATGTCATGACAATACAATATAAAAATAAAGGATATAAACAAGCTGATACAAATTTAAATACAGTTTTAACTTGCCCTACAGATGCAACTGTAATTGTTAAAAGTATTTACTGTGCTAACAACGATGCATCATCAGCTATTTTAGTAAACATGAGTCTTGTAGACTCATCTGATTCTAGCACTGAGTATGAATTTTTTAGAGATGATGTAGCTGCTAAAACCCAAGTAAATGCTTCACCTCAAGGAATAAATTTAGAGGCAGGAGATTCTATCAAAATTCAATCAGCAACCGCTAGTAATAAAATACAAGGGGTTATTAGTTATGCACAAATAGATCGATCACAGGAAAATGGCTAAAAGAACATTTAAACATTTTACACCAAGACCAAAACCGAAAAAAAGACCTCGTACCCATAAGAAGAGACTTAACAAAAACGAAAAAAGAGATTATAAATCCTATAACAGACAAGGAAGGAAACAATGAGTGATGATTTAATAAGAATACCTGCTCAAGCTAAAGAAATTGTAAAAAATAAAAGAACAGGTAAAATTTATGATAGCAAAGCTGATTTTGATACTGATGTTGCTGATCCCAATACTGATACTACTGAAGATGATTTTAGGCAAGACCTCGAAATAACTGTTGCATCTTTAGAAGTATTTGGTAAAACCAAAGAATGAACCCACAAGGTGGAACGGAATTACAACATAGCTTTTTAGATCAACATGCTGACAAAAAATTATTAGATCAAGTACAGATTACAACTTCTGTTCCTGAAAAAATACCATTACATCCTAGTAAACCAAATATACTTTGGCAAAAAAATTCTTACGATCAACCTAATATCGCTCCTTGGTTTAGCCAAAAAACAAATCATAATAAATATGACTGGTATGTTTTTAATAGTAATTGGACATATGAAAAATTTAGAATGATGTTTGATGTACCAACTGAAAAATGTCATGTAATTAAAAATGGTTGTACTAGTTTTCCGACAAGAAAAATATATAAAAAGGGAGATCCAATAAGAATAATACATCAAAACACACCGTGGAGAGGTTTAAGTGTATTGCTTGGCGCAATGCAATTAGTAAAAAATCCATTAATTAAATTGGACGTTTATAGTTCAACTGAAGTATATGGTGAAGAATTTAAAAATCTTAATGATCATAAATATGTACCTTTATATAAACAGGCTTCTGAATTATCTAATGTAAACTATATAGGCTATAGACCAAATAGTTATATTTTAGAAAATATAAATAAATACAATATGTATGTGTATCCAAGTATATTTGAAGAAACATCTTGTATCTCTGCTATTGAATCTTTAGCTGCTGGACTTTATTCAATTGTAACTAACTTTGGAGCTTTATATGAAACTTGTGCAGAGTTTCCTATGTATGTAACTTACACAAAAGATTTAAAAATATTATCTCAAACATTTGCTGCAGCTATTGAAATGGCGGCTGAAACATTACACGAAAATGCCATACAAGACAGTTTAGATATGCAACAGGCTTTTTATAAAAAATATTATAACTGGGATAAAAAAGCTATGGAATGGAACAATTTTTTATATAATGTAATTAATGCAAAAAAGTAAAAATTGGTCTAATAACGATACCTATCAAACAATAAAGGAGATTAACGTGTCCCCTCAAAATCCATCAGAACCTATTTGGTTTAAAGAAAAACAACAGATAAAGCTATGCGTAGGTACACCTGTGCATTCTGAAGTATCAATTCATTATACTCAATGTCTATTAGAGATACAAAAAGAATTTTTAAAGAAAGGTGATAGCGTTTCTTTTTTAATGCATAAATCATCATTAATAACTCAAGGTAGAAATCTTACAGTAGCTTCATTTTTAGAAACAAAAGCAGATTATTTATTATTTCTAGATTCTGATATTGCGATAGGTCCGCATGTAATTAGAAAAATGATTAATGCAGATAAGGATGTGATATGTGTACCTTATCCATTAAAAAGTATACAATTCGGAAAACTTAAAGAAAAATTTGAAAAGGGTTTAATAAAAACAGAAGCAGATATGGAGACTGGTGCATGCACATATCCAGTAAGATTAGAAGACGCTAGTAAAATTGTAGTTAATAAAGGCATAACAGAAATAACACATGCTCCTGCTGGTTGTTTGTTAATTAAACGTTCAGTGTTTGATAAATTAATTAAAAAATTTCCTGACAGAAAAATAAAACAAACGTCTATTATAAACGGACAAAGTGAAGAAAAAGATAATTATTACAATTTTTTTGATACAGTTCATGATAAGCAAACACAAACTTACATGGGAGAAGATTTCGGTTTTTGTAAACTTTGGAAAGAAGTAGATGGTAAAATATTTGCTATTGTCGATGAATATATTATGCACGTTGGAGAACATCAATATATTGGTAGATACATGGATGAGTTTATAAAACATGACTAAATTATATGTAACTTCTCCAACAACAGGTCTTGTAGACATTCATTACATGAAATCTATTTTTTCTTTACAAGCAGAGTGTCATAAAAGAAAAACAGGTATTACTCTACATTTACATAAAAGTTCTATTGTAACCTTTGGTAGGAACGGTTGTACTGCAGGGTTTCTAAGTTCCGACTGTACCCATATGTTATTTGTAGATACTGATATACAATTTAACGAACAAGATATATTTAAAATGATTGAAGCTGATGAAGAAGTTACATTGATACCATATCCTATGAAGTGGATGGATTGGAAAAAGTCTAAAGAATTATTCGATAAGCATAAGATACCTGTAAATAAAGGAGGGTATCACTTTCCTATTAAGGTTATGAATGAAGATAACTTTGAAAGTGTTAATGGCTGGATGGAGATAAAACGAGGGCCTGCTGGTTGTATGTTAATTAAGAGAGAGGCTTTTGAACGTATGATTAAATACTATCCAGAGCTTAAAGTAAGACAGAATCATTTAGTCAATGAGACCACTAAAAACATGGAGCATTCGTATAACTTTTGGGACACTGAATTTATTAAAGAAACAGGTCAAATAGTTGGTGAAGACTTTGCCTTCTGTGACCGTTATAGGAAGGCAGGAGGACGTATATTCGCCCTCATAGACTCTGAAATAACGCATCATGGTAACTATCCTTTTAGAGCTAAGTTCATTGACGAATGCGCTAAAATTGAGTAAATTTACATAAATACGTATTTACAACAGGAGCTTAAAAATATGCATCCATTAATGATGGCCGCTTTGATATCAGGAGGTGTCAATGCACTACAAGGTAAAAGAGGATCTGACCTTTTAAAATCAACAATTAAAGATACAGCAATAGCCGCAGTCTTAGGTGGCGCAAAAATGCCTGGAGCAGATAAAGGTATATCTGCATTAGCTTCAGAAGGTGGTAAACAAGCAACCAATTTAGGAAATTTAAGTGAAGCTGTAAAGGGAGGTGCAACTTATGCTGATCAATTAAAAGCATTACAGAACACACCTAAAGATCCAACTTTCTTAGATAAATTAGGAGGTGCTTTTACAAAAATTGAAAAACCATTTAGAGACCCAAAGACAGGAGACATTTCATCATTCAGAGTTGGATTGGGATCAGCTGGTCTAGGGGGTGCTGCTTACGCTGCAGGAATGTTTGATCCTAAAGATCCACCAGATCCAAAGTATCCTGGTTTTAATAAATACTACGCAGCTAATCCAGAAATGTTTCAACCAGGTTCAGGTCAATACGGCCCTGATACAGATCTATATCCTGAAGGGTCACCTTATTCTGGTTTGCAAGAAGGTGGTATTGCAGATGTAGAAATGATGGGCCCTGACGATGAGATGTTACAATTTGATATGCAACAACAAAGCATGGACGACGGACCAGGGATAGTTGCAGCTTTAGAACAACGGTTTAGAGAATCTTTTTTAGACCCAGATAAAAAAGCAATGAAAGCTTCTATGAGAAGACCGAAGAAAATTGGTAAAGTTCCAGAATCAGAAATGACAAATGTAACTCCAATGGCGGCAGATATTAAAACAATGGTGCCTCAAAGAATTAAAAAAGATTTTATAATGAAGTATAAGCAAGATCCTGACAAAACAGCAATTGAATATGCAACAATGATGAGAGATAAAGATAGAATAACTATCGCAGATGTTCAAAGAGCAAAGGAAATGTTAGAGCAAATGACAAACGAAACTGAAATGGAAGTAGGTGAAATAGAAGGTATTATGGGTTTAACTTCAGATGCTACAGAAGGAGTAAGAATACCTCAAGCTCCACCACCACCTGCACTACAAAATATATTAGATACTTTTAGATCAAGAGCAACTAATGAGCCAAGAATGCAAGAATTTAACAAAGGTGATTTAGTTGATGTACTACCATCAAAACTTAAAAGAGATGAAAACGATACATCAAATTACAAAAGAACATCTGGTAAAATGGTCACTGATGAAACAGGTAAAGGATCAGGAAGCAAAGACACTATGTTAGCACAATTAGCAGATGGAGAATTTGTAACTAAAGCTAAATCAGTATTAGGTGCTGGTAAAGCAATGGGTGGTAAAAACAAACAAGAACAAAGAGAATTAGGAGCTAAATTTTTTTATAGTCAAATGAGTGAATTAGAAAAGTTAGCGGAAAGTGCTTGATGTATTTAATACAATTTAAACCAGAAGAGATAGATAAGGTGTGGCCATTAGTAAAAGATAAAGTTCAATCTGCTTTAGAAAGAAACCATGAAGGTAAAACTTTGATGGACAATCAACATATAAAAGAAATGTGTAAGCAAGGTGTAAAACAACTATGGGTTACTGTAGACAAAGAAGATAATTTTAAGGGAGTTTGTATTTCTGAAATAGCTAAATATCCAAACTACAACGTTGGAGTTGTAAACATAGCAACTGGTAATGATTTACCACTTTGGATAGATAAAATAAATGTGTTTGAAAAATGGGCTTTTGAAAATTGTGGATGTAAAAAAATTGAAGTATATGGAAGACCAGGTTGGAAAAAAATGTTAGAACCATTAGGTTTTAAATACAATCACGTACAAATGGATAAATTTATAGGAGGGCACGTATAATGTCAGGAGGAGGAGGTGGAAGCGGTACACCCGCGGACACTACAAACGTACAAACTATTAGAGAAGCACCAGAGATAGAAGCAAGAAGATTAGGTCTTATGGATTCTGCAGGTAAACTTGCTGATAAACCATTAGGACTACCTGATTTTCAAGTAGCTGGATTAACTTCTGCAGAGCAACAAGGAATTACTCAAGCGCGTCAAGGGACGGGTGCAGGTCTATCGTCAATCGCTGCTGCTGAATCGGCTGCAGCTTTAGATCCTTCATCACAACAATTTCAAAATTATTTTAATCCTTATCAATCTTTTATTACTGATGAAATAAACAGACAAGCACAATTAGGTCAACAAAGAGTTGCTAACCAAGCAATTTCTGCTGGAGCATTTGGAGGCGGAAGAGAAGGCGTTCAAAGAGCAGAAGCAGAAAGAGCAAGACTTTCAGAAATAGGATTAGCACAAGGTAGAGCGTTCCAAGGAGCTTTGGGTGCATTTCAACAAGGACAACAATTACAAGCACAAACTGGTTTAGCTGCGGCTGATGCTAAAATGAGACAACAACAAGGAGACATCAGTAGTTTATTTGCAGCGGGAGGTTTGGAAAGAGGAGTAACTCAAGCACAACTTGAAGCAGATAGACAAAGTAAAGTTCAAGCAATTACTGATCCTTATCAAAGATTGTCTTTTGTATCTGATATTCAAAGAGGGGCACCTTCAACACAATCTACGGTAACTCAGGGCTTCGCACCAACAGCTTCACCTTTTGCTCAAGCAGTAGGAACTGGTATAGGAGCTTATGCTGCGTTGGCTCCTAAGTAAGGAGAACAATGGCAAAATTAAAAGATAGAAAATTATATAAAAAAGGTATTCTTAAATTTAGTAATGGAGGATCTGTTCCTAGATCACCATTTACGTCTGCTGGATTAAGTCAAGCAGGTATATCTGCTTTAAATGCTATTAAGAATCCTCAAACATATACACAGTTTGCAAAAAAATTACCCATGAGAACTTTAGGAGTTATGGGTTTAACAAATCCATATACATTACCGATTGCTGGTCCTGCTGTCATGTATTCAATAGCAGATACTTTTACACCACAACCTGTAAAAGATAGAGCAGAATTATTAAGAGAGGTAAGAGGGCCTTATGAAGGTATACAAGATTATATGGATGTCCCTGATAGTCCATCTACTGTGGATCTATTAAAAGAAGCAAAAAAGTTAAATTTAAACACACCACTTACACAAAGATTATTTGATAAATTTAAAGACCAAGTAAAAGTTGATGACAGAGAAACAGGGCCTGAAGTTATAGAAGAAGGTGGGTCAAAGGTAGTAAAAAAAGTACCCACACAGACAGAGAACAAACAGCCAGAAACAAATCAAAACGAGGCCTTGGTGCAAGTTGATAATCAACAAAAGAGTATAAAAAATTCTGAAAAAGTATTTAATGCTTTAGAAGCAGAAGCTAGAAAACAAGGAAAAATGACTCAATTGTCGGAGGCTATGGATGCTGCAAAACAAGTAATGGGTGAAAGAGGTTATAATAAATCAGGTAAATTATTGTTACTTCAATTAGCATCAAATTTATTATCTGGAAAAAGTATGCAATCAGGAATACCAGGATTTTTAGATGTTTTAGGTCAAGCAGGTAAGAATGTAATTCCTATGGCTATCGCACTTGAAAGAGAAAGAGAGAAAGAAGAGTTATCTTTAGCTAAAGTTTTGTTAGAAACAAATGCAAAAAGAAAAAATACTAAAATTAAGGCACCTTCTATAAAAATTAGATATAAAAAACCAAATGGAGAAATTTCAGATCCTATACCAGCTTCTCAAACTGAAGAGGGCTTTTATATTGGTTATGAAATGGTTGGAAATGAACCTCAAAAGATCAGAATAGAACCAAGTGAAGTAATTGGTCAAGCACCTATTACTGACAACGTTGCCAATAAAGCAAAAATATTAAATGAATATAAAGCTGTTAAGTCAGGAGACTTATATACTAATTTATTTATCAAGGTTGCAGCTGAAAATCCTGACCTTATTGGAGTACAAGGTGGTTGGAAAAAACTTACACTTAAATTTGGTGAATTAGCAAATATTGCTACAGGATCTAAAAGTTACAAAGAAACAATTTTAAAACTAAAAGATAGAGAAGAAACAAATTTTCAAAATTATAAAACATTTGGTGAAGTAGAAGACGGTGTAAATAAAAAACTAACAGGTATATTTCAAAAAATTGAAGAAAAAGCACAAGATTTAGATTCAGCATCTGAAGAAATTCAAGCACAAGCATTGTTAGAAACATTAGAACTTTTATCTACTTATTCACTTGCACAAACACTTAAAGACAAAGACCGTTTAGCTGTGGCCGACATTGAGAGAGCTGAAAAAAGATTAGGTGGTACGGTTGGTTATGTTCCTTTTTATGATCAAAACCCATTAGAAATTTTAACTGCTTATAAAACTGTAAACGAAACTTTTAAAAATAGATTAGGTGGTATTAGAAACCAATGGAAAGATGTTTATTATTACAACCCTATGGAACTTGATGCTATAGATAAAGATTTTGCTCAACAAATGATCGATCAAAATCAAGCTAATATTAATAAATTTATTGAAGGATATACTCCAGAGAATAATCAAGACCAAGATACATTTGGTAAAATGTTTAATAAAGAAAACTTACAAGGAATTATAAAAGAATGACCCCGCAAGAAGTAGCAGATTTAATAAATTCTAATCAGCTTGATTTAAGAGCTCTTGATAAAGATCGTTTACAAATATTAGATGGTCTTCAAAAGAAAGGTGTAATACAAACAAAACCAATAGGTGATATTTTAGAAAGACAAACACAAGTTGCTGACGAATTAGCAAAAGAAAAATCTTATCAAGAAGACCCTATCAGAGCCAAGACTGGTGATATTTTAAATAGAGATACTGTTAAAACAATATTTGATATGGGTTTTTTTGGAACACAATTAATGATGGACCGTAAAAGATTAGCTCAAGTATTAATGAATCCAGGCAAATATGCAGGCCAAATTGGAAAATTAAAACAAGTATTCTCAAAAAAAAGCACAAATCAATTTGCATCTACATTAAAAAATTTAGGTAACTCTGCTAAGAATTTACCTGAACCTGTATCTGCTATTTTAAGACCAGTAGTAGCAGGATCATTAGGATATTCTGCAGGGGGTTTAGCGTATGATGTGGCTGATGATATTATAAGAGCTAAAGAAGGTATAACTTCTTCAGGTTATAAAGAAGATTTAGATAAAAACCCATTTATGAGAGCAGCTGATGATCTTGCTGTTGGACTTGCTTGGAACGCAGGCGCAGAATTATTAGCTCCTGCTGCATTTGGTGCTGGTCATTTGGTAAGAAAGTTTTTAGGTTTAGAGGGAGACTACGCGAAAACAATAAAAAAAATAGCTCAAGATAATGGACTAGAGGCATCTTATTTAGAAATGGCGGATCCTACATCAATCGGTGGTAGAGTTGTAAAAGCTTTCAATAAAGTATTTGGTCAATTACCTTTTGTAGGTAATCCTGCTTTAGCTGCTAAAGAATCAAGATACAGAGAGTTTACACAAGCTTTTGAAAAAAATTTTAATTTACAACCTAACATGCACATGGCTGAGTTAGCAACAGTATCAGATGATATTGCAAAACAAATGGGTGATAACTTTGTAAGATTTAGAGGAGTATCAGATTCTATGTATGAAAGTTTTAGATCAATGTCTAAACAGTTTGGTGACCCTATGATGATAGATCTTAATTTTTCTAGAAAATATTATAACTCACTTTTATCTAATGATTTTTCTCCAGCAGAATTTAAAATGATGATAGATAATGATTTATTACAAACTCCAATAGGAAGATTTAGACAAGCTTATGAATCATTAATAAAAGCAAATAGACCTATATCACCTAATGAATTTTTAGAATTACAAATAATGTTAAATAGAGCTGTAGCAACTTCGCCCAAAAATTTACCATTGATTGGTACATATAAAGATATGAAAAAAGCTTTAGAAAAAGATTTTTCTTCGGTTAAACTGAATCCTGCTGATGAAATATATTTAAAATATCCACCACAAGATGCGAATATAGCTAATAATATTTTACAACCTGCAGACCCTACAAAAGTAAAAATAGGTGATATTGAAGGTGCAAGAGGCATGAAACTAAATGAAGAAGCAATTAAAAGATTAAGAACTCAATTATTAGACGCAAATAATTTTTACCAAACAAACATAGTTTCATTTCAAACAGCTTTAGCAAATAGATTTAGTCAAGCATTCGATAAAAATTTATTTTCTGATAAACAATTAGCTGGTTTTTTTGAATCAGGTAGAATTAATAAAGATCAATTAGCTCAAATGATTTCTAAAAATGTATTTCAATCAGGAGTGGGTAGACAAAGTTTTGATGCAATAACTGATTTACAAAAATTAGTAGAGGCTGATGTATATAGATTTAATCCTGCTACTCAAGCTTTTGAATTTGTTAAAAGAGGAACTAAAGCAGGTAATGATTCTCTAAGAAGATTGTTTAGTTCATATCTTGCAGACTCTTATCAAAAATCATTTAAAGTTGCACAAGATGATAGTTTTATTGAACAAATGTTAGGTAAAGAAAAACAAATGGAATTAAAAAGACTACCTGGTAGAACTTTAGATCAAATAAAACAAGGTGCTGATATTGGTCAAGACTTTGCATATTATGGTAATTTAAAATTTGATCCAGATGAATTTAGAAGATTAGTGTTTCCTACAAATGAATACAAAAATAAAATTAATATGATTTTTGGAAATCAAGCAGGTAAAAAAATGACTAACAAGATTGATGAGTTATTAACTTACGTTGATGCTCTTAATAGCTATGACATTCCAAATGCCTCTACCTTTTTAGCAAGAAGACTTGTGCTTACAGGCCCTGGATCTATTGGTGCTGCGGGTGCTATGTACGGCATGGGTTTACCTGGTACAGCCTTAATGTTGTTTTTGGGTAATAGAACAAACAGAATTTTATCCTCACCCAAAGTTATGGATAAAGTAGGATCGACATTTAAAACATATTTACAATTATTGGACGAAGGTAAAATACCAAGCGTTGCTTTACCTGTAATGAACAGAGCTATAATAGATATGATTTCAACTTTTGGTAATGAATATCCAAATGATCCAATTGTTTATGGCGGTGATGATATAGA